TGCGGCCGAGGTCTACAACGATCTGGACGGCGGTGTCGTGAACCTGTTCCGCATCCTGCGGGATCCCGCGCGCGCCGCCGAGCTGCAGCGCCTGGTGTCGCTGACGCCGTTTGCCCGGGATGAGTTGGAATGGGCCATGACGCCGGCGGCCGATGACATGGAAGCGGCGCACAAGCTGATCCTGCGGTCATTCCTGGGTCGCGGCAGCGACGCGGCGACCAGGTCGTGCCGTGTCGGGTTCTCGACGCTGCTGTCGGAAGAGCGCGCGCTGCCGGCGCAGGCTTTCGCTAAGTGGCCAGGCGCCATTCCAGAATTCGTGGCCAGGCTGCAGGGTGTGGTCATCGAAAACAAAGCAGCGGTCGACGTGATCCGGACGTTCGACACGCCCAACACCCTGATCTATGCCGACCCGCCGTACCTGCTCGACACCCGCTCGAGCATGAAGGGCCGCAGCCAGAAAAGCCACGGCTACAAGCATGACATGAGCGACGAGCAGCACGCCGAGCTGGCCGCGGTACTGCGCGCGGCCGAGGGCATGGTGCTGATTTCCGGCTATCCCAGCCAACTGTATGCGCAGCTGTATCACGACTGGCGCCGTGTTCAAGTCGGCCACCGTGCCGAGGGCGCCGCAATTCGTACCGAAGTGCTTTGGATGAACGCTGCCTGCCAGCGCGCGCTCGAGGTGCAGGAGACACAAGGAAGGATGTTTGCATGACCAAGCCGAAGAAAAAACGCACCAAGGCCTACCGGCCCAAGCCGGTGGCCATCCCGCTGGGCCTGCACGACCAGCAGAAACAGGAATTCCCGGGCTATTCGGCGTCGCTGGCGCTGGGCCTGGGCCATTTCGAAGAACAGCACGTCTACGACATTCTGAGCAATGCCGACATGGTGCGCCGCATCGCGCCCGACGGCCACCCGCTGCTGCCGCTGGCGCAGCAAATGGTCGAAGCGTGCGCGGCTATTCAAACCCGGGCGCAGGAGACTGGAAAACTGGGCGTGACTGGTGACCAGATGAAGCTGCTGCGCGAAGGCGTCGGCAGGACGATGGATTTCCTGCGCGAGCAGCCGCACGTCGTCATTGTGCGCACGGCGATGAAGGCCACCGCGGAGTTCGACCGGCTGGGCGCACTCAGGGTTTAGACAGCAAGGACGGAGACAATGAACTACTACCCCCACCACATCGGTGATTTCGACCGGGCCACCAGGCACCTGACCCGCATCGAGCGCAGCATCTACCGCGACCTGCTGGACGTCTACTATGACACCGAGGCGCCGCTGACGCTCGACCAGCCGGCACTGTGCCGCAAGATCATCGCGCGCTCGCAGGAAGAGGCCGAAGCGGTCCGGGCCATCCTGGTCGAATTCTTCCATGAAACACCTGGCGGCTGGTATCACGATCGCTGCGAGGAAGAGCTGGAAACCTACCGAAAAAACAACACGCAGAAGTCGATTGCAGGCAAAGCGTCGGCAGCTGCAAAGGCCGCGCGGCGTCAACAGGCGATCAACGGCGGTTCAACGGCTGTTGACGGTCGTTCAACGGCTGTTCAACGGCAGTCGAACGGCACTTCAACTAACCAAGAACCAAGAACCAATAACCAACAACCAGAACCAGAACCAGAGAGAGAGGCGCCACCAGCGCCGCCGGCCAAGGCGAAAGCCGAGAAGGCAACCGGTACCCGTTTGCCCGCTGACTGGAAGCCGACCGCCGAGGACATCGAATATTGCAAGACCGAACGCCCCGACCTGCGCGTTTCGCTGGTGGCGACGAACTTTTACGACTACTGGATCGCCAAGAGCGGCAAGGACGCCACGAAAGTGAACTGGTCGGCGACCTGGCGCAGCTGGGTGAGGAAGGAAGACGCACGCAATGCTGGTCGACCGTCTGGCTCGGCTGCCGCACCGCTGGCCAGCCAGCAGCAGAGCACGACCGACGCGGCCAAGCGCCTGCTGGGTTTCACGGATGACGACGGCGACGCCGATGGGAGGACGATCAATGCGGCGTGATGACTTTGACGAATTCGCCGAGCTGCTGGACGGCGTGTATGACCTGATCGGCAAGACCGCGCAGGCCAAGGTGGTCAGTGCAACGGCCAAGGCGCTGTTTTTCCAGGCGCTGGCCGACTACCCGCTGCCGGTGGTGCGGAAAGCCCTGTCGGTGCACGTCAAGCGTGGGGAGTTCACCCCGACGCCGGCCGCGATCATCCGGATCATCGAAGACGCGGCGGCGCAGGACACCCGCCCGGGCGCCGAGGAAGCCTGGGCCATCGCCCTGACCAGCCGCGACGAGAACGACACGATCGTCTGGACCGCCGAATGCGCCGAGGCCTTCGCGATCGCGCGCCCGGTGCTGGACTCCAGCGGCCCGATCTCCGGGCGCAAGACGTTCCTGGAAGCCTACGAACGCCTGGTCGCTGCCGCCCGCCAGGCCAGCCGGCCCGCCGTGTGGTCCGTGCACCTGGGATTCGACAAGACCCAGCACGCCCTGGTGCTGGCGCGCGCCGTCGAGAAAGGCCGATTGTCGGCGCCGGCCGTGGCCGGGATGCTGCCGCCGCCCGACCGGCTGCAGGAGATGCCGAAGGGCACGCAGCTGCTGCTGGGTGGTCCGGAAGTGCCAGAATTGGCACCAACCGAGGCCGAGAAAGCGCGCGCGCAGCTGGCCGAAGTGCGCAAGCTGCTGATGGAAGGCATGGTCGAGAAGAACAGGAAGCTGGAAGAGGCGATCGACGCCCGCATCGAGACAGAGGACCAGTTCCGGGCCAACCTGAACCGCCGGGTGCGCCAGCATGCCGACTACATCCGGATGGCTGACGGTGCGCAGCTGCGCCGGGCCGAAGATGCGCGGGTGAAGAATGCCGCTGATTAAGCTGGAAGCGCGCGGCGTGCGCTGCCTGGAGTGCACCGGCATGGAAGTGAAGGCCGCCCCGGGGCTGGCCAAGACGGATACCCGGCGCTGCCTGCGCATCGAGCCGGCCAGGTTCGTGTCGATCGAGATGTCGCGCAACTGCTGGGAGTTCGACCCGGTACCGCCCGACGTGGTCGCCGCCCGGGATGCCTGGGTGGCCAGGCTGCCGCCGTGGTTTGACCGGCGTTAAACCCGGTGCGCATGCCTGTGCCGAAAGCTGCGTCTAGGAAACGATAGTTATTGCCTCTAGTCAAACCGAACTGTAAAATTTCCGCAGTTCAATTGACTAGAGGAACAACCATGCAGATGATCGGCGCCAGCGTGCTGGTAGAAGAGGACCGCGACCAGATCGTGCCGCCGACCAGCCGCAAGGTGTTCGTCGCTGTCGATGAAAACGGCCTACGCATCGGTGAGGCGCACCCCAACGCCAAGCTGAGCGACAAAGAGGTCGACCAGATCCGCGACCTGCGCGAGCAAGCCGGCTGGGGCTACGAACAGCTGGCCACCGCCTACAACGTCCCGAAGGTAACCATCCAGATGATTTGCACCTACCAACGGCGCGCCTCGACGATCGCGCGCTGGAAAGTCCTGTTGCTGCACACCCCGATCTCGCTTACCAACCACCCGGAGGATTAACCATGCTCGACCAGACCGCAGCCGCGCCAGCCCCGACCCTGACGCCGGCGCAAGCCGAGGCGCAGGCCATTATCGACAAGCAGGATTATCTGGCCATGCTGCGCACCTGCCTGCCGACTCTCAAGTCCGAGCACTACGCCGCGCGCTACCTGACGGCCGAGCTGACGCATGCCGGCGATGTCCAAGTCGTGAAGAAGCAATTCCTCAAAGCGTCCAAGCGCATCACCGGCGGCCTGCCACCGTTCACCGAAGTTGCGCTGAAGCTGATCGCCGGCCCGGGGAAGAAGTAAGACATGGCCCGGGCCTTCATCTATTCGCTGGCATGCCCCGAGACCGCGCGCGTGCGCTACATCGGCAAGGCCAATTCGATGCGGGACCGGCTACAAACTCATGTCCGCGACAGCCGCCGGCGCAAAAGCCCGGTGTGCTCCTGGGTGCGCTCGCTGCTGGACCGCAACCTGATGCCAGTGATGGCGCTGGTGATGGAGACCGACACCGACAACTGGGAAGCCGACGAGCGCGACCTGATCGCCGAACACCGCCGCATCTTCCCGGACCTGCTAAATCTAGCCGATGGTGGCGCCGGGCCGCAACCAGGCAAGGCGCAGCGCGCCCGGGGTGGAAAGACCGCAACACAGGCCCGCACCGCAACCGCCGAGGCGCGGGCGCTGTACGAGTGGAAACGCGACATCGGGCGCGAGCTCGCCTGGCTGAAGAAGAATTTCCCGGATGGCTACGAGCGCGTGATGGTCGACGTGCGCGCCCTTGCTGCTGCCTGCCCTGAACACTTTGCTAACTGGGTGAACTGATGGCGAAGACTGCCGGCGCTGTCGCTGTCACCGATGAGGAAATCCAAGCCATCCTGATGATGTTGGGCGATGGCCTGACGCTCATGCAGGCGTGCAAGAAAGCTAAGCGTTCGTATTCGAATGTGGTTCGCCGGATCTCGGCATCAAGCGAACTTAAGCAATTGCACGCGATGGGCCGGGAAGAATACATGCGTGCTCAAGTGCAAAAGATGCACGATATTGCCAAGAACCCACGCATCGAACCCGCCCGGGCTCGCCTGATGATGGATGCGATCAAGTGGGAGGCCGCGCGCGTGCTGCCAAAGGAGTTCGGCGACCGCGTGCAGCAGGAAGTGATCATCACCAACAACACCACGCTGTCGACCAGGATGGCGGCGGCGCGCGCTCGAGCAGGGCGCAAACAGGTCGAACAGGCGATCGCCACGCAATTACCGCCTGCGACCGAATAACCACCGTCGCAAACCCGCGACCCCACCGAAGAAAAGAAAGGGAAAACCACGATGCACCTGCACTTTCGACTGAAACCCACCGCGCTGGCTGTGAAATACGCCTGCTATGCGATCGGCCACGACTGGCGCGTCGCCAACGGCCTGCCGGTGCAAGCATGAGCACGACCAACGGCGCCGGCCAGCCCGGGAAGATCACGCGCGGGAGCTCGCACGCCGACGAGTACCACGCGCGCCAGCTGGCGCTGCAGCACGCCGTGACCACGCATGCCGACACCGTCGACGAGCACCAGGTGGTTGCCGCAGCCGAGGCTTACCTGGGCTTCCTGGTCGGCGCACCTGCTGACGACACCCCGGCGGCCTAGTTCGCCGCCTGACGCCATACCCTGCCGGCCACGCGCCGGCTTTTTCATTCCCGGAGGATCCCGCGCATGTCAGCACACAACGCCGAACAACAGGCCGAGCAGCAGCTGGTCGAAGACATCGCCGGCTTTACGCACGACCCGCTGGGCTTCGTGCTGTATGCCTACGACTGGGGGAATGGCGAACTGGCCAAGTTCCCCGAAGGTCCGGACACCTGGGCGCGCGAAGTGCTGGAAGAGATCGGCGACAAGCTGCGCCGCGGCGTGATCAGCGGCCTGTCCGAGGTAATCCAGATCGCCACCGCATCGGGCCACGGCATCGGCAAGTCGGCGCTGGTGGCCTGGCTGGTCGACTGGGCGATGTGCACCCGGGAAGACACCAAGGGCGTCGTGACCGCCAACACCGACAACCAGCTGAAAACCAAGACATGGGCCGAGGTATCGAAGTGGCACCGCCTGTCGATCTGCAAACACTGGTTCAAGCTGACCGCGACCAGCATATTCTCGACCGACCCCGAGCACGAAAAGACCTGGCGCATCGACAGCGTGCCCTGGTCCCTGTCCAACACCGAGGCGTTCGCCGGCCTGCACAACCAGGGCAACCGCATCCTGATCATCTTCGATGAGGCGTCAGCCATCCCCGACGCTATTTGGGAAGTGACCGAAGGCGCGCTGACCGACAACGACACCGAGATCGTTTGGGTGGCGTTCGGCAACCCGACGCAGAACAGCGGCCGGTTCCGCGAATGCTTCCGGCGCTTCCGTCATCGCTGGAGCTGCCGCCAGGTCGACAGTCGCACCGTGCGCATCTCCAACAAGGACCAGATCAACAAGTGGGTGGCCGACTATGGCGAAGACTCCGACTTCGTCAAGATCCGCGTGCGCGGCATGTTCCCGAAGGCCAGCGCCAAGCAGTTCATCAGCACCGAGGATGTCGACGCTGCCGCCGCGCGCCAGCTGCGCCCCGAGCAATACGAGTTCGCGCCCAAGATCCTGACCTGCGACCCGGCCTGGGAAGGCGACGACATGCTGGAGATCGGCATGCGGCAAGGCCTGCACTTCAAGATCCTGCGCACCATCGAGAAAAACGACAACGACCTGCACATCGCCAGCATCCTGGCGCAGCTCGAGGACCAGCACCAGGCCGACGCCGTGTTCATCGACAACGGATTCGGCACCGGCATCATCAGCGCCGGCCGCACGATGGGCCGCGGCTGGATCGGCGTGTGGTTTGCCGGCGCATCGGGCGACCCGGGCTGCCTGAACAAGCGGGCCGAGATGTACAAGCTGGCGCGCGACTGGCTCAAGGATGGCGGCGCGATCGACCCGAACGACAAGGTGCTGTATCACGACCTGATCGCCCCCGAGACCGTGCCGCGCACCGACGGCAAGATCCAGCTGGAGTCGAAGAAGGACATGAAGGCGCGCGGGCTGCCGTCGCCGGGCCGGGGCGACTGCCTGGCGCTGTCGTTCGCGTTCCCGGTCGCGGCCAAGTCACCGCTGCAGCGGCTGGGCCTGGCCAGCAACAAGCCGAAGGATTACGACCCCTACGCCTGATTGCCTTGCGCAAACGACTGGGCAGCGGTATTGTTCAGTTCTCAGTCTCTTACTGCCCGCCCCTGACTTGACCAGGGTGCGGGCTTTTTTTCGCCTGGCGGTATACGTCCCTGCTGGTGCGCCTCATAGGATGCCCGTCATCCCTACAGGAGGCCCACCCCCCATGATTACCCTCATTGAAACCGACCGCGTCGCCGACGTGATCGACCTATCCACCGCGCTGCAGCAAGAACACTGGGAAGAAATCGCCAAGAACAAGCACCTGATGGTGCTGGCGCCCGACGTCGACAAGTACCGCCTGATCGAGCAGGCCGGCAAGCTGTTCGCCGTGCTGGCCTACGACGGCGACGAGATGGTCGGCTACTCCGTCAACATCCTGGACAACAACCTGCATTACCGCGACCTGCTGCAGGCGCAGAACGACGTGCTGTTCGTGAAGCAGTCGCACCGGGCCGGCCGCCTGTTCATGCGCCTGCGCGACGCGACGCTGCGCATGGCCAAGGCCCGGGGCGCCCGCCTGATGCTGTGGCATGCCAAGGAAAAGACGCCGCTGGCCTACATGCTGCCGCGCCTGGGCTGCAAAGTGCAGGACGTGATCTACAGCGAAGAGCTGCCGGCGTCGAGCTTCCGGCTGTTCGGCCAGTTCGACGTGGCCAGCGCCAACGAGGAACAAGCGGCCTGCGACCTGTGGGACGTGTTCACCGCGCGCCAGGACACACAGGGCAGCCCGCACCACGACACCCGATGCATCCTGCTGCGCGCGCCTGCCGGCGACGTGCTGACCGTCGAAGTGGTGTTCAACGAACTGGAGGCGGTCGACACCGGCGCGATCGAATACCTGCCGGCCGTGCGCGACCTGTGCATCGCCGCTTGCGAGCGCCTGGGCGTGAAGGAACTGGGCCGCGTCATGCTGGTGGAGCTCGCCCCGGGCGGCCACATCGACCCGCACTTCGACGATGGCGCCTATGCCGCGCACTACCAGCGTTTCCATCTGGTGCTGCAGTCCGACGAGGGCAACACCTTCACCAACGGCGGCGAAACCATCCACATGAAGCCGGGCGAGCTCTGGCAGTTCAACCACCGCGCCGAGCATGAAGTGCGCAACGACAGCGCGCGGCCGCGCATCCATCTCATCATCGACGCAACCGTTTAAGGAGCCACACATGGCAGTTTCAGCAATGGTCGCAGCGGTCGCCGTTACCGCAGGCGTGGCGATCGACAGCCACAACCAGCAAAAGAAGGCGCAGGCCCAAAACCTCGACCAAGCCAAAAAGACCGCCAACGCGGCCGACGAGGCGAACAACAAGGCGAACCAGAAACGCGCGAATAGCTCGTCGCTGCTGTCGTCCAACCAGATGGCAGCCAAGGGTGGCCAGGCCGGCACCATGCTGACCGGGCCCACCGGCGTGGATCCCGGCACGCTGCAACTTGGCAAGACCACGCTGCTGGGTGGCGGGGGTGGCGTATGACCACCGAACGCAACCGCATGCTGAACCGCTGGGGCTCGCTCAAGTCCGAGCGCGCCAGCTGGGTCGACCACTACCGCGAGATTTCCGGCTTCCTGCTGCCGCGCTCCGGTCGCTTCCTCATCGAAGACCGCAACAAGGGCGGCAAGCGCCACAACAACATCTATGACTCGACCGGCACCCGGGCGCTGCGCGTGCTGTGCGCTGGCCTGATGGGCGGCGCCACGTCACCGGCCCGGCCGTGGTTCCGGCTGTCGGTGCAGGACAAGGATCTGGCCAAGTCCGAAGCGGTCAAGGTGTGGCTGTCGCAAGTCACCGACATGATCCTGGCCGTCTTCGCCCGGTCGAACACCTACCGCGCGCTGCATACGATGTATGGCGAAATGGCCGGCTTCGGCACCGGCGCCAACCTGATCACCGGGGATTTCAAGGACGTGATCCGGCATTTCCCGCTGGCGACCGGGGAATATTGCCTGGCGCAGGACTGGCGCGGCGAAGTGTGCACCGTCTACCGTGAGTTCCAGAAGACGGTCGGCGAGCTGGTGATGGAGTTCGGCCGCGGCAAGGTCAGCAACAGCGTGCGCAACCTGTACGACCGCGGCAACCTCGACGCCTGGGTCACCATCGTGCACGGCATCGAGCCGCGCCAGGAGCGCGACGCCACCAAGCTGGACCCGCAGAACATGGCGTGGCGTTCGGTCTACTTCGAACTGGGCACCGACAACGACCAGAACCTGCGCGAATCCGGCTTCAAGCGTTTTGCCGCGATCTGCCCGCGCTGGGAAGTGGGCAGCAGCAGCGACATCTATGGCCACAGCCCGGGCATGGAGGCGCTGGGCGACATCAAGCAGCTCCAGCACCAGAACCTGCGACTGGGCCAGGGCATCGACTACCAGACCAAGCCGCCGCTGCAGGTGCCGCTGACGATGAAGAACCAGCCGATCGAAACCCTGCCGGGCGGGATCAGCTATTACGACCCGTCGACCGCGCACGGCAAGATCGAAAGCGCCTGGCAGGTGAATCTGAACCTGCAGCACCTGCAAATGAACATGAACGACGTGCGCCAGCGCGTGCAGCAGGCCTTCTACACCGACCTGTTCCTGATGCTGTCGAACCTCGACAAGACCGGCATGACCGCCACCGAAGTGGCCGAACGCCACGAAGAGAAGCTGCTGATGCTGGGCCCGGTGATCGAGCGCCTGGACAACGAGGCGCTGAACCCGCTGGTCGACAACGCCTTCGACCAGCTGCTGGCTGCCGGGGCCCTGCCGCCGCCGCCGCCGGATCTGCATGGCCAGCAGCTGGAAGTGGTTTATACGTCCGTGCTGGCGCAGGCGCAGCGCGCGGTGGCCACCAACGGCGTGGACCGCTTCGTCGGCAACCTCGGGCAGATCGCCACCTTCAAGCCGGGTGTGCTCGACAACTTCAACGAGGACGAATGGGCGCGCAGCTATGCCGACATGCTGGGCGTGTCGCCGGCCCTGATCGTGCCATCCAACCAGGTGGCGATCATCCGGCAGCAGCGCGCCGAAGCGCAGGCGCAGGCGCAGCAGGCCGCCGCGCTCGAGCAGATGAGCGTCGCCGCCCGCAACCTGGGCGCAACCCCAACCACCGGCGGCAATGCCGCTTCCGACGTGATGAACATGTTCGCCCAAGGCGTCGGCCACTAACCCCACTGAAAGGATTCACCCCATGACCAACCTGGCAATGAGCAAGGAAGAGGCGAAAAGCCACTACGGCGATTCCCCCAGCGACGACAACCTGCCGCGCTACCCTTACGGCCTGTCGATCTATCTGGACGACGACAGCCTGAAAAAGCTGGGTATCACCGACCTGCCGAAGGTGGGCACGTCGCTGCCGGCCACGATCACCGTCACCGTGGTGGGCACCAGCCAGCGCGCGACCCAGTCGGGCAAGGACGGCGAGACTATGCGCACCTGTGTGGACCTGCAGATCACCGACATGGACATCACCATGCCGAGCAAGCCGGCCGCCGACGTGCTTTACCCGGCCGGCAAGTAGCAGCGTATACGTACCGGTTCGGCGCGCCCATACAGTGGCGCGCATGAACGAACACGACCCCCTCGACGTACAGCACCAGGACGCGGCGCGCGAAGAATCCGAAGCGCGCGCCGCGCTGGCCAAGCAGCAGGAAGCCGACGACTTCATCTGGCTGATGAACGATCAGCGCGGCCGGCGCATCGTGTGGCGCCAGCTGGCCGCCTCCCGCGTCTTCCACTCCAGTTTCGACCCCGCCGCCATGAACATGGCATTCAACGAAGGGCGCCGCGCCGAAGGCCTGCGCCTGCTTGGCCAGGTGCATGCGCTGTGCCCTGACCACTACCCCACCATGATGAAGGAAAACGCCTGATGTTCGATCTCGCCAACACCCCAGCCGCACCTGCAGCGCCAGCCGCTGGCACCACCCTGATGACCGCACCGGCCGCTGCGCCAGCGCCAGCAGCAGCCGCACCGGCAGCCGCGGCGACGTTCGACGCTGCCACCGGCAAGCCGGTCGACACCGGCACCGCAGCACCAGCTGCCGGCGCACCTGCCGGCGACCCACCGAAGGAAGGCGAAGGCGAGAAGCCAGCCGAGACCGACCAGCAAAAGGCCGAGCGCGTCGCGGCCGAAGCTGCCGAAGCTGCAAAGAATGCCGGCGCCCCGGAAAAGTACGAGCCCTTCGCGGCGCCCGAAGGCAGCCAGCTGGATGCCACCGTGATGGAACAGTTCGGCGACGTGGCGCGCGAATTGAACCTGCCGCAGGACAAGGCGCAGCTGCTGATCGACAAGGTGGCGCCAGTGATCGCGCAGCGCCAGGCCGAGCAGGTCGAAACGATGCGCACCGAATGGGCCACGCAGGCGACGGCCGACAAGGAATTCGGCGGCGACAAGCTGCCCGAGAACCTGGCCGTGGCGCAAAAGGCCATGACCGCGTTTGCCACGCCTGAACTGACCAAGCTGCTGAACGACACCGGCCTGGGCAACCACCCCGAAGTGATCCGCTTCATGGTCCGCGCCGGCAAGGCGATGAGCGAAGACAGCGTCGTCACCGGCGGCGTCCCGGGCGCCACCACCCAGCGCAGCGCGGCCGACGTGCTGTATGGCGGCAGCGCCCTGAAGAAGTAACGGCCTGGGCGGTATACGTACCGCCCGCGCGCTTCTTTACCCTGCAAGCTCACTCGATGCAGTGATGAGTTTCTAACCCCCCTCAATACGGAGTAATACATGGCACTTCTCGCAGCTGGCGCGCTCACCCTCGCCGATTGGGCAAAACGCCTCGACCCTGATGGCCAGGTGCCGAAGGTGGCCGAGCTTCTGTCGCAAACCAATGAAATCCTGGAAGACGCCGTCTTCAAGGAAGGCAACCTGCCGACCGGCCACCGCGTGACGATCCGCACCGGCCTGCCGCAAGTCTTTTACCGCATGATCAACCAGGGTGTGCCGGCGTCGAAGTCGACCACCGCGCAGATCGACGAAGCGTGCGGCATGCTCGAGGCGCGTTCGCACATCGACGTCAAGCTGGCCAACCTGAACGGCAATTCGGCAGCGTTCCGCCTGTCCGAAGACGAAGCCTTCATCGAAGCGATGAATCAGACCATGTGCGGCACCATGTTCTACGGGAACCCGGGCACGGATCCGCGCCACTTCGCTGGCCTGCAGACCCGCTACAGCTCGCTGACCGCGGGCAACGGCGCAAACATCCTCGACGCAGGCGGCACCGGCACCAATAACTGCTCGATCTACCTGGTCGTGTGGGGCGAGAACACCGTGTTTTGCCCGTTCCCGAAGGGTTCCAAGGCTGGTCTGCAGCACCAAGACCTGGGCGAAGAGTCGGTTCCTGACGCGAACGGCAACATGTTCCAGGCACTGCGCGCGCTGTACCAGTGGGAAAACGGCCTGGTCGTGAAAGACTGGCGCTATGTGGTCCGCATCGCCAACATCAACGTGGCCGACCTGGTGGGCCAGTCGGCTACCCAAGCCGCTGCTGCCGCGACGCAGATCATCAACCTGATGGTGCGCGCACAGGACCGCATCCCGAACCTGTCGATGGGCCGCGCCGTGTACTACGCGAACCGCACCGTGTACTCGATGCTGCGCGTGGCCGCCCTGAACAAGTCCAGCAATGTCGTCACGATCGAAGCTGCCACCAACCAGTTCGGCAATGCCTACAAGATGACCAGCTTCCTGGGCATCCCGCTGCGCAAGGTCGACCAGCTGCTGAACACCGAATCGCGCGTCGTTTAATCGGCCGCCTTTCCAGACAACGAAGGAATAAACATGTACCTCGACGCACAAATGCTTCTCTCGGGCGCGGTTTCGGCAGCTGGTGTGCTGACCGGCCAGGCCGTGAACGGCGCCGGCAACATCCTGTCGGCCAATACCATCGACGTGGCGCCGCTGACGCTGGGCGGCAACCAGCCTGGCGACATCGGCATGGGTGAATCCCTGTCGGTCAACTTCTCGGTGCTGTCCGCTCCGACCGTCGGCACCAACGTGCAGTTCCAGCTGATTCAGGCAGATGATGCCGCGCTGACCCTGAACGTGCAGGTGATCAACCAGACCGACGCCATCCCGATCGCCAACCTGCCAGTGGGCGCCGTGATCCCGATGGCCTTCGACTCGGCCAACCCGTACCCGGCCAAGCGTTACGTGGGCGCGCGCTACGTCAACACCGGCGCAATTGCCACCTTTACGGTGGTGGCCGCGATCGTGAAGAACGCGCAGAGCCGTCAGACCAGCTACAAGTCGGGCTTCACCATCGCCTGATGATTAAGGCGCGGGGCTTCGGCCCCGTTCCCACTTACTCCCACTTTTAGGACCGAACATGAACCGTCTTTCCCGCCACTCCCGCAGCCTCGCTTCCGTCATGGCCATGTCGATCATGGCTTCCTGCTCGATCACCGCCGCCGACACCGCCACCGCCGACAACGTCGAAGGCGTCAGCGCCCCGCGCGCGCCGGTGCAGTACCGCGTCAAGGAAACCTCCCTGGTCGGCAACGACGTGCACCAGACCGGCGCCACCGTCAGCTATGCCGGCCTGCCGTCGGAGAACCTGGAACCCCTGTGCGACGAAGGCCGCAAGCGCGCCGCCGAGTACAAGGAATCGAACGCGCAGCGCGTCAAACAGATGACGGCGACGCACGGCCCCGAAAGCGCCGGCACCATCGGCGACCCGGCCAAGTTCATGGAGGCCTTCACCAAAGAACTGGCCGCCGAGCGCGCCGAGCACCAGGCACAGATCACTGCGCTGGTCGAAATGAACCAGACCGCCGCGCTGCAGCTGGCGCAGGCATCGGCCAACATGGCAGAGCTGGCCAAGCTCATCGCATCCAACCAGGCAGCACCAGCCGCTGCTGCTGAAACCCCGGCCGCACCAGTTGCTGACGCGGCTGCCGGCGAGACCAAGGACGGCGCCACCGAAGGCGCTACCAAGGAAAAGCGTACCCGGAGCTAAATCAACGCATCGCTCACGCGGCGCATTTTCGGAAAGGGCGATCTTGCGGTCGCCCTTTTTTCTATTCAGGAGATCGAAACCATGTCATCCGAAGTTGAAATCTGCAATCTCGCACTGTCCCACCTGGGCGACAGCGCCACCGTGGCCAGCATCGACCCGCCAGAAGGATCAGCACAAGCCGAGCACTGCGCGCGCTGGTATCCGATCGCTCGCAACTCGCTGCTGGAAATGCACGACTGGGGCTTCGCCACCACGCGCGCGCTGCTGGCCGAGCTGCCCAACGAGTGGCCGCAGTGGCAGCGCGCCTATGCCCGCCCATCCGACTGCCTGAAACTGCTGGCGATCCTACCGTCGAGCGGCGACTGTGCCCGCGACGCGACCGGACAGGCCTACACCAGCGAATCGGGCGCCAGTGGCAACCAGATCATCCTGACCGACCAGGCCAATGCTGTCGCCCGGTACACCCGCTTTGTCACCGACACCAGCAAGTTTTCGCCACTGTTCAGCGATACGCTGGGCTGGTATCTGTCGACCTACCTGGCCGGGCCGGTGCTCAAGGGTGAAAGTGGCATCAAGGTGGCGCGCGCGAACATGGATGTGGCGATGGGCATGCTGGCGCAGGCGAAGCTGTCGGACGCTAACCAGCAGCGCCAGCAGCCAGCGCATGCGGTTCCGTGGCTGGCGGGGCGCTGACATGGCCGAGAAACTCAAATCCTACAAGGCCAGTTTCAACGGCGGCGAGCTCACCCCGGAATTCTTCGGCCAGATCGGCGACGCCAAGTTCCAGACCGGGCTGGCCACCTGCCGCAACTTCGTCGTGAAGCCGCAGGGACCAATCGAGAACCGCGCCGGGTTCGCCTATGTGCGCGAAGTGAAGGACTCGACCAAGCGCACGCGCCTGCTGCCGTTCACCTACTCGACCACGCAGACGATGATCCTGGAACTGAGCGCCGGCTGGTTCCGCTTCCACACGCAGGGCGCCACCCTGCTGGCCGCTGGCGTGCCCTATGAACTGGCCAACCCCTACGCCGAAGCGGACCTGTTCGACATCCACACGACCCAGTCGGGCGACGTGCTGACGCTGGTACATCCGAACTATCCGCCGCTGGAACTGCGCCGCCTGGGCGCCAACAACTGGACGCTGGTGCCGATTACCTTTACGCCGACCGTGCTGCCGCCGTCCGCTGTCACCGCCGACGTGGACAGCGCGCGAGAAAACAGCATCCTGATGCAGTACGTGGTCACCACCCTGTCGCCCGACGGCCTGATCCAGTCGGTGGCCAGCGCCGAAGCCTCATGCATGAACAACATCTTCGCGGTCGGTGCGTACAACACGATCACCTGGGAAGCGCCGGCAGGCGCGCAGGCCGGCGTCACGCAATACATGGTCTACAAGTACGTGGGCGGCAATTACGGCTACATCGGGCGCACCACCAACCTGCAGCTGGTGGACGACAACATTGCCCCCGACCTGTCGCTGACGCCACCACGCTACGACACGCTGGCGCAGGCGCCCGGCGACTACCCCAGCGCAACGAGCTATTACGAGCAGCGCCGCGTGTTCGGCGGCACCTTCAACGCGCCACAAAAGATATGGATGACCAGGTCGGGCACCGAATCGGACATGTCGTATTCGCTGCCGACCCGGGACGATGACCGTGTCGCCTTCCGCATTGCCGCACTCAAGGCCAACACGGTGCGCCATGTGGTACCGCTGGCCGACCTGCTGCTGCTGACCAGCTCGACCATCTTCCGGATCACCTCGATCAACACCGACGCGCTGACCCCGACATCCATTTCGGCCAAGCCGCAGGCCCACGTCGGCGCCTCCAACGTGCAGCCCTGCCTGATCAACAATAATCTGATCTATGCCGCGGCGCGCGGTGGCCATATGCGCGAGATGAGTTATTCGCGCGACGCCAACGGCTACGCCTCGGGCGACCTGTCGCTGCGCTCGACCCACCTGTTCGACGATCACGAACTGGTCGATATGGCCTATGCCGAAGCGCCCATGCCGATCGTGTGGGCGGTCAGCACGTCGGGCAAGCTGCTGGGCCTGACCTACGTTCCAGAACAGCAGGTCGGCGGCTGGCACCAGCACGACACCGACGGGGCTTTCGAGTCGTGCGCGGTAGTCGCCGAAGGGCGCGAAGACGTGCTGTATGTCGTCGTGCAGCGCAATATCGCCGGCACAAAGCGGCGCTACATCGAGCGCATGGCCAGCCGCCGGTTCGTGGATCCTGCCGATGGTTTCTTCGTCGACAGTGGCTCGACCTACCGCGGCGCGCCGGCTACCGTCATCAGCGGCCTGACCTGGCTGGAAGGAAAGACCGTCAGCATCCTGGCCGACGGCGCCGTGCACCCGCAGCGCGTCGTCACCGCCGGCAGCATCACCCTCGACAACCCGGCCAGCATCGTGCACGTCGGCCTGCCCATCATCGCAGACGCCAAGACGCTACCGATTGCCGCGCAGGTCGACGCCGGCTTCGGGCAGGGGCGGGTCAAGAACGTCAACAAGGTGTGGATGCGCGTAGTCCGTTCCAGCGGCGTGTTCGCCGGGCCGTCGTTCGACCAGCTGACCCAGTACAAGCAGCGCACCACCGAGCCATTCGGCCGCGCGCCGGCACTCCGCACCGACGAGATCGAACTGGATGTCATGCCGAGTTGGGGCAACGATGCGTCAATTATCGTTAGGCAATCTGATCCGTTGCCCATCACCATCACATCCATGACAATGGAAGTTGTAATCGCTAACTAGGGGAAACAAATATGGGAATCAACGCAGGAACGACTGCGCGGTTCGGCGGGTTCTTTGGCGGGGCGCCTGGTCCTGCTGTTGCGGCGCCCGCTGCATTGCCGGCATCCGTGCCGACGGCGGCGCAGACGGCGCAAGCCGCACAAGCTGCACAGACCGCGCAAACCTTGCAGATGGGCGGCGCCGCCATTCAGGTGATCGGCGCCATCTCGAGCTCGATCAGCCAGCGCCTGGCATTGAAGGGCGCCGCGGCGATCGCCGAGATCAACGCCGGTGTGGCTGAGCGTGCGGCGCAACAGGAGATGTCACGCGGGCAGGATCTGGTGGCGCAGGTTACCGAGCGCGCCGGCCAGGTGAAGGGCGCGCAGCGCGCGGCAATGGCGGCCAACGGCATCGACCTGGGCGAAGGCAGCGCGGCCGAAGTGCTGACCACCACCGACATGGTCAAGGAACACGACATGCAAACGATCCAGTCCAATGCCGTGCGCGCGGCCTGGGGGCATCGCGTGAACGCCACCAGCCTGACCGGCCAGGCCGCAGCCAGCCGGGCCGGCGCCGATTCGATCAGCCCGCTGGTGGCCGGCACATCCTCGCTGCTGTCCAGCGCCGGCCAGATCGCCGGCAGCTGGTATTCGATGAACAAGAACGGCGTCGCGCCGAAGGGAACCTGACCACATGCCAACCGTCCCAAGCCTTACCCCGCAAGCAGCGCCAACAGGCGGCAACAGCACCCTGTTTTCCAACCCCCAGCAAACGAACGCGGCGCCGGGCCAGCTGATGAACCTGGGCGAAGGCCTGGCGCGCGCCGGCAGCGCCGTGGCCAACATCGCCAACGACATGCAGCAGCAGGTCAACCAGGTGCGCGTCGACGACGGCCTGAACCGCGTGCGCCAGCAGATGCTGGACCTGGAATACAACACGCAGACCGGCTACAAGACCCTGCGCGGCGACGCGGCGCTGACGCGCCCGGACGGCAAGCCGCTGACGGAAGAGTATGGCGCCAAGCTGCAGACCGCCATTTCCGAGGTATCGGCGAAGCTGGGCAATGACGTGCAGCGCCAGCACTTCATGCAAAACGCCAACGGCCTGCTGCAACAGTTCCAGTCCGGGCTGCAGCAGCATGAGCTGACCGAATACAAGGCCTATTCCCTGTCGACCCAAGAGGGCACCATCAAGCTGGGCGTCGACGAGGCCCGGCGCAACTGGCAAGACCCGGACAAGATCCGGCTGTCGCTCGATTCGGTCAAGGCCGCCGTCGTCAAGACTGGCCAGCTGGCCGGATGGTCGGGCAACGACACCACCGCCCGCATGCGCGAAGTGACCAGTTCGGTGCACAGCGGCGTGATCGAGACCGCGCTGGCCGAGAACAACCCGGAATATGCACTGGGCTATGTCGAACAGTACAAGGGCGAGATGACGGCCGGCGACCTGCTCAAGGTGCGCGGCGTGATCAACAAGGATGTCTATCAGCGCCTGGCCGACGGCATCGCCACCACCGTGGTGGGCGCCGCACGCGCGCAGGCGCAGCCGGGCGACTATGGGCGCATGGTGGCCATCACCCTGCAGAGCGAAAGCGGCAATCAGGAGCGCGACGCGGCCGGCAACCTGATCACGTCGCCGAAGGGCGCGCAGGGCGCCATGCAGGTGATGCCGGGCACGAACATCGACCCGGGCTTCGGTGTCGCGCCGGCCAAGGACAGCAGCGACGCCGAGCGTTCGCGTGTGGGCCGCGACTACCTGCAGGCGATGGTCAAGCACTACGCAGGCGACCCGGCCAAGGCCTGGGCCGCCTACAACTGGGGGCCAGGCGCGGTCGACGCGGCGATCAAGGAACACGGCGCCGGCTGGCTGGCGCACGCGCCCGAGAAAACCCGCAACTACGTGGCCAAGAACATGGCGGCGCTCGCTTCCGGCGCCGGTGCCGTCAAGCCGACCCTGCAGCAGGTGCACGACACGGTGCGCGCGCAGGTGGTCGAACGGTTCGGCGCAACCCCGCCGGCCGGCGTGATGAAGCTGGCATTGTCGACCGCCACCCAGCAGTTCGAAGACATGGCCAAGGCGCAGAAAGCCGACGAGGACGCGCGCACCACCGCGGCCATGCAGGCGCTGCTGGCCAACGGCGGGCGCTTCTCGCAGCTGCCGTATGCGGTGCGCTCGAGCATCCCGGCCGACAAGGTCGACACCGTGCTGAACTTCGGCCAGAAGGTGGCCAAGGGCGACGACATCACCAACCCAGCCGTATATCAGCGCCTGTCGGATCCGGCCGCCTTGCGCCGCCTGTCCGATGACCAGTTCTTCCAGCTGCGCGGCGAGCTCTCCGAATCGGATTTCAAGCACTTCTCTACCCAGCGCGCCGCGGCAAGCGGCAAGGCCGGCAACAAGGCCGAAGAGATCAACATGCCGGCGCTGAATGCGATCCTGCGCGACCGCTTCGACACCCTGGGCATCGACCCGAGCCCGAAGGCCGGCAGCGACGAGGCCGCGCGCGTGGGCACCATCAAGAAGTTCGTCACCGACAGCATGCTGGCGCAGCAACGCATTACCGGCAAGCCGATGAGCGACGCCGACGTCGCCGCCCACATCGACGGCCTGTTCGCGAAGTCTGTTTCGTTCCGCAGCACCTTCATGGGCATGGAGACCGGGCGCGGTTCGCAGCGCCTGCTGACGATGACGGCCGACCAGATCCCGGGCGACACGCGCGACGCGCTGCTGCGTGACTTCCAAGCGGCCGGCGTCGCCGCGCCGACCGACGCCGACCTGCTGGGCGCCTACTTCCGCGTGCAGCAGATGCCCCGCAAGGCACCGCGCCGCCAAGACACCCCACAATCTAAGACTGGAAAAATCCAATGAGCGACGAACAACAGATCGACACCGCCGGCGCCGTGGCCGCCTACCTGAACCCGCAGCAGGGCCAGCCCGCACTCGCTGCCAAGGCTTCCATGTCGGTGGCCACCGGCAGCAATCCGGAACTGGAAGCCGAACTGCGCCGCGTCGCCGCGCGCACCGGCGTGCCGATCGACTCGGTGCGCGCCTATCCGGACGACGTCAAGCGCCAGGCGGCGCTGCAGCAGCACGACTTCGACCAGCTGGCGCACCAGTTCCCCAGCACGACCAGTTTCCTGGCTGATGTGGACAATGCGCGCATTGCGCACGACGACGTCGAGAACCTGTCGTCGACGGAAGCGACGATCGGGCCGATCCGTGGGCCGAAGCCGACCTTCTGGACCTACGCAAGCGGCCTGATGAAGTCGCTGCCGCAGGGCGCCGGCATGGCGCGCGAAGGTATCCGGATGCAGCTGGCCGATCTGTTCGGGCAGGACGCGACGCTGGCCGATGCGCAGCGCAAGTATTCCCAGCTGTCGCTCGAGCAGAAGGTGGCCACGCCCGAGTTTCAAAGCAGCACGGCGCAGGGCGTGTATGGCGGCCTGTCCAGCACGATCCGCGCTGTGCCCGGGCTGATCGCATCGCTGGCCACCCGCAGCACCGTGCCGCTGCTGGCGACCGCAGGCGTGCAGACCGAGGCCGAGGCATACGGCAAGTATCGCAACCGCGGCGCCAGTGCGGGCCAGGCGCTGGCTGGCGCCGCTGGCGAAGGTGCGGTCGAAGTGGCCACCGAACTGCTGCCGATGGGCTACCTGGTGCAGAACATGGGCAAGGCTGGCGCCGGCACCTTCCTGACCGGACTGCTGGCGCGCGAGATCCCGGGCGAGCAGATCGCCACCGTGGTGCAGGATGCGATCGACACCGCCGTCGCCAACCCCGACAAGACCTGGGGCGACTACCTCAAGGAACGCCCCGATGCGGCCTACCAGACGCTGCTGGCGACGATTACGCAGGCCGGGATGATGGAGGGCGCCAACGTGGCCATGCAGCGCGTGCAGGGGCGCGCACAGGAGGCGCAGCACGCCGGGCAGGTGGGTGAGGCGCTGTCGCAGTTCAACGCGCTGGCCGAGGCGTCGAAGGTGCGCGAGCGCGACGCCGGCACCGCGCAGGCCTTCTTCCAGACCCTGATGCAGGAAGGGCGCGATATGGTCTGGATCACCCCGCAGGCGCTGGCCGAGTCCGGGATGCTCGAGCAAGTCACGCAGGCGCTGCCCGACGTCGCCGCACAGCTGGAGCAGGCCGCCACCACCGGCGCCGACATCCGGATTCCGATATCGGACCTGATCGCGCACCTGGCCGGGCCCGAGTTGGAGCAGTCGATTATTCCGCACCTGTCGGAAGAGCCGGGCGGCTTCACCAAGACCAGCGCCGAGGAATACATGGCCAGCGGCGCGGCGCAGGAACTGGCCGACGAGGTGGCGCGCACGCTGGCCGACAAGCCACATTCCGACGCCTTCAACACATCGCGCGACGCGGTCACCGCCGGGTTCCAGTCCCAGCTCGACACCGTCGGGCGCTTCGCCCCGGCTGTGAACCAGGCCTATGCCACGATGGTGGGCAACTTCTACGCCGTGCAGGCGGCGCGCATGGGCATCACGCCGGAAGAGATGGCGACGCGCTACCCGCTGCAGGTCAAGGCCGAGGCCATGCCGGGCGTGAAGACGCTGGAGCAGGCCGGCACCACCGAAAGCCTGGTTAAGGATCTGCAGGCGACCTATCCCGACGTGAAGCTGGATGTGATGGACAGCCGCGGCCGGATCAACGTGTCGCGCATCGTGCTGCCGAAAGAGCAGCGGGGGCAGGGCACCGGCACCAAGATCATGCAGCAGCTGGCGGAACATGCCGACGCGACGGGCAAGATCCTGACGCTGACCCCGGCGGCAGACTTCGGCGGTTCGGTACCGCGCCTGAAAAAGTTCTACAAGGCGCTGGGCTTCGTCGAGAACAAGGGCAAGAACAAGGATTACGAGATCAGCGAATCCATGTACCGCCTGCCGACCCGGAGCCTGAACCAGTCGGGCCGCACCATCGAGGTCGACGGCGTGCGCCGGCCGATCGAGAACAGCGAAGGCATCCAGCTGGCCGACAGTTTCAACGGCCAAATGGAATTCTGGAAGTGGTACGGCGAAGGTGCGGTCGATGACAAAGGCCGGCCAGTGGCAAAGGACGGCACCTACACCAGCGCCAGCGGCGAAACCCGCCCGGCGCTGACCTACGACCAGGCGACGCGCGGGCAGCTTTCCTTCGGCGAAGACATCACCGCGCAGCCGTCCGTCATCACCCTGCTGCAAAACGCCGACCTGTCGACCTTCCTGCACGAATCGGGGCACTTCTTCCTCGAGGTGCTGAACGACATGGCCAGCCGGCCGGATGCGCCGGCCGATATCGTCGACGACATGAACGCGACGCTGGCCTGGTTCGGCGTGCCGGATCTGGCCACCTGGAACGGCATGGACCTGGAGGCGAAGCGCCCGCACCATGAAGCCTTTGCGCGCGGATTCGAAGCCTACCTGTTCGAAGGGCGCACGCCCAACACCGAACTGGCCGGCCTGTTCTCCCGGTTCCGGTCCTGGCTGGTGAACGTCTATAAATCGCTGACCGCGCTGCAGGTCGATCTGTCGGCAGAAGTGCGCGGCGTGTTCGACCGCATGCTGGCGTCGTCGGAAGCGATCGCACAGGCAGAGCGCGACATGGCGCTGGCCGGCATGTTCGGCACCCGCCCGGAATTCATGGACGAACAGGAGTGGACCGCCTACCGGCTGCTGAGCGTGAAGGCGACCGAAGAGGCCACGCGCGAACTGGAAACGCGCAGCATCAAGGATATGAAGTGGCTGGGCAATGCGAAATCGAAGGTGCTGCGCGAACTCCAGAAAGACGCCAACTTCAAGCGCCAGCAGATTTACAACGAGGTGCGCCGCGAAGTGATGGTCGAACCGGTGTATCAGGCCTGGCAGTTCCTGACGCTGCGCGGGTCGGACAGCACCCGGGCCTGGCCGACGCCCGAGTTCAAACTGGATCCAAAACACGTCGATACCCGCGTCGACAACCTGTACACGGCGATCGCCAAGATGGGCGGCCTGAACCGCGACGAGGTGAAAACGAAATGGGGCGTCGACCACCGCGACATGCCGAATTCTGGCGTGTTCGGCGCGCCGATCCTGCGCAAGTCGGGCGGCCTGACGATCGAGCGCATGGCCGAAAAGCTGGTGGAAGAACACTATCTTGACCAGCACGACCTGGCCGAATTCGAAGACAAGTTCGACCGCCAGCGCGGCGGGCAGGAACAGTTTTCGTGGGAATACCAGTGGAGCAACGGCGAGCGCGCGCCGGTCGAACCGCTGGGCGACTCCAATTACCACGGCAAGCTGCACACGCCGATGCTGCGCCACATGTTCGGGGAGGATTCGCCGGCCGTGCAGCAGCTGATCAAGGCGCGCATGACGGCCACCGACGGCGGCCTGGATCCCGACGTCGTCGCCGAGATGCTGGGCGGGTTCCAGTCCGGGCGCGAGATGGTCGACGCCCTGGTCTCGGTGCCGCCACCGTCGACCATGATCAACCAGCTGGTGGACCAGCGCATGCTCGAGCGCCACGGCGACCTGACCAGCGAAGAGGCGATCGACCGCGCCGTGAACGAAGCATTGCACCAGAAGGCGCATATCCGCTTCGTGCAGACCGAACTGGCGGCGCTGGAAAAGGCCGCCGGCAAGCCTGCCATGCTGGCCAAGGCGGCGCAGGCCTACGCCGAACAGATCGTGCGCCGCACCCCGATCGCGCAGCTGCGCCCGGACAAGTTCACCAGCGCCGCCAAGCGCGCCGGCCGCGCCGCCGACAAGGCGTTCAAGGCGGGCGACATCAAGACGGCAGCGGCCGAGAAACAGGCGCAGCTGATCAATGCGTTCGCCGCCAAGGCCGCGCTCGATGCGCGCAACCTGGTCGAGAAAACGCTGGTGCGGTTCAAGACCATCACCAACGGCAACAACGAGAAGGTGGCCAAGACGCGCGACCTGGACATGGTGATGGCGACCCGGGCGATCCTGGCCGAATACGGTGTCGGCACACGCGGGAAGAAGGCGACCGAATACCTGGCCGCCGTCGAAGCCTATGATCCGGCGATGGCGGCGGTCCTGCGCGAGCGCATCGACGCTGCCACCGAGAACGCCAGGCCGATCAAGGAACTGACGATCGAGCAGCTGGGCGCGCTGAAAGACGAGGTCGAATCGCTGTGGTTCCTGGCCAAGCGATCGCGCCAGATGGAAGTCGACGGCGACCTGCTGGACCGGCAGGACATTCAGGACCAGCTCGTCGAGCGCCTGGAAGAAATCGGCGTGCCGGCCGAAGCGCCAGGCGCCAAGCACGCGATCACCCCGGGCGAAGTGGCGCTGTCGAAGCTGCAGTCGCTGCGCGCATCGCTGCGCCGCGTCGAAGCCTGGGCCGGCGCCAAGGACGGCAGCAACGAGATGGGCCCGTTCCGGCGCTTCGTCTGGAACACCATCAAGGACCACGCCGACGCCTACCGCGCCGACAAGGCCAAATACCTGAAAGCCTACCGCGCGCTGCTGGACAAGGTCGCGCCGACGCTTACGCAGGTGAAGATCGCGGCGCCCGAACTGGGCTATACCTTCGGGTTCGACCGGGGCGGGATGGGCAAGGTCGAGCTGCTGCACGCGATCCTGCATACCGGGAACGCCGGCAACAAGAAAAAGCTGCTGCTGGGCCGGAAGTGGGCCACCCTGCAGGAAGACGGTTCGATCGACACCGCGCGCTGGGACGCCTTCATTCGCCGCATGGTCACCGAGGGCACGCTGACCCGGGCCGACTTCGACTTCGCACAGGGCGTGTGGGATCTGATGGAAGAGATGAAGCCGGCGGCGCAGAAGGCGCACCGCGACGTGTTCGGGCGCTACTTCGACGAGGTCACCGCCGACCCGTTCACCGTAACCCTGCGCGACGCCAGCGGCGCGCCGGTGAAGGTCGAATACCGCGGCGGCTACGTGCCGGCGATCGCCGACAGCCGGATCGTCAGCGACGCCAAGACCCGGGCGATCATGGAGGACGAAGCGGCCACCCTGATGAATGCGCTGCCGTCGACGAGCAAGGGATTCACGAAAGGCCGCGTCGAGTACAACCGCCCGCTGCTGCTGGACCTGCGCCTGCTGACCGGGCACATCGACAAGGTGCTGCTGTTCTCGCACCTCGAGCAGCCGGTGCGCGACGTGCGCCGGATCCTGGGGCATAGCTCGGTGGCCAAACCGCTGCACCTGGTCGACCCTGCCGCCTACGATGGGCTGCTGATCCCCTGGCTGAACCGCACCGCGCGCCAGCAGGTCGAAACGCAGGTCGACGGATCGAATGGCCTGATGCGCTTCTTCTCGGTGGTGCGCCAGCGCGCCGGCATGGCGGCGATGTTCGCCAACGTGTCGAACACCGTGCAGCAGATCACCGGGTTCTCGCTGGCCGCGCTCAAGGTCAAGCCGGCGCACCTGCTGCATGCTGCCGGCGACTTCATCCGGGATCCCAAGGGCGTGGCGCAGGCGGTGGCCGAGGCCTCGCCCTACATGGCCAACCGGATGGACAACGAAGTCGCGGCGATGACGGGCGCGATCAATGACATCCTGCTGAACCCGGGCGTGTACGAACGCGCCGTCGGCTGGACCCAAAAGCACACGTATTTCATGCAGTCGGCCATGGACAACGTGATGGGCCCGATCATCTGGCAGGGCGCCTACAACCAGGCGCTGGAAACCGCGCCGGCCGATCTCGACGCCGACGCGCTGGCGCTGTACGCGCGCCGCCTGGCCGACTCCGCGGTGCGGGAAACGCAGGGCTCGACGCTGCCGGAAGACATCAGCCGGATCGAGACCGGCAACGCCTTCGTGCGCCTGTTCACCCAGTTTGCCGGCTACTTCAACATGCAGGCCAATCTGCTGGGCACCGAGTTTTCCAAGGTGGCGCAGGAAACCGGGCTGCGCAAGGGCATGGGGCGCGGCTTCTACATCCTGCTGTTCGGCTTCCTGACCCCGGCCTGGGCGGCGCAGGCCATCGCGCTGGCGTTCCGGGGCGGCCCGGACGATGAGGACAAGGACGGCATGTATATCGACGACTGGCTGGCCGCTACCTTCGGCTGGGGCACGCTGCGCGCCGGTACCGCGCTGGTGCCGGTGGTCGGGCAGACCATCAATGCGCTGGCCAACAAGTTCAACGGCAAGCCCTACGACGACAAGATCAGCACCGGCCCGGCCATCAGCATGATCGAAAGCGCGGCGGCGGTGCCGTCGGACCTGTACAAGCTGGCCATTGGTGAAGGATCGGGCAGCAAGACGGTGCGCGATGTCTCCACCTTGATCTCGCTCATGCTCGGGTTGCCAGCCAGCGCGGTGGCGCGCCCGGTCACCTACCTGACCGACGTAGGCAGCGGCAAAGCCAAGCCAACCGGGGCAGCCGATGCTGTGCGCGGCGCTGTCACCGGGGCATCCAGCCCGGCCAACAAGGAGCGATGATGGCGAGATAACGGTATACGTCCCGGGCGCTCCACTGCTGAGAATGCAGACTTTCCAACGGAGCGCCCTATGACCATCAGCAACACTACTCGCACGGCTGGGCCGTTCATCGGCAACGGTGTAACGGCCGCTTTCCCCTTCGCATACAAGGTCTTTGCACGTAGCGACGTGCTTGTCGCTCGGACGGTCACCGCTACCGGGGTCGAAACCATCCTGACGCTGGATTCAGACTATACCGTCAGCCTGAACCGTGACCAGAACGCCAGCCCCGGCGGCGTCATCACCATGACCGTGCCGCCACCAGTGGGCACCACGCTGGCGGCCACCAGCAACATCTCGATATCGCAAAACCTTGACCTGACCAATGGCGGCGGGTTTTACCCGGCCGTGATCAATGACGCCTTCGACCGTATCGTAATCACGATCCAGCAGCTGGCGGCAAAGATCGGCGCCGGCAGCCTGAACGTGGGCGCGGCGGCAAGCATCGCGCAGGTGCTGGGATTTATCAGCGACCTGGCGGCGGCAACGGGTGCGGCCAGGATCGGCGGCGGCTCGCAGAGCGTGGCCAGCCCCGAACAATTGCGCACGCTGTCGAAACTGAGCCCGTCCAAATTTGCCAGCGTAAGCGGCTACGGCGATTTTTACTTCGACGCGACTGATACCGTGTCGGCCGACAATGGCATGTCGGTGATCGTCGCGGCCGACGGCGGGCGCTGGAAGCTGACCACCGGGAACCCCGGCCCGGTTCTGAGTGCGACGGAAGGGGTTCCGTTTGTAAACGGCTACCGGTCCATGTACTCGGCGAACCTCGACGTGCCGCTGCAGAACCCCGGGAATGTGCGCTTCTGGACCGGCAACTATACGCTGCGCGTGCCGGCCGGCGCCAACATCCCGGAAGGCGACGTGCGCCACGACCATGTGGCATTTAATGGTCGCGCTTACACCAGCGCGCTGAACTCGCGCATTTGGGGCGGGTGCTTCCTTGCACAAAACGATTCGCCAGCCACGAACAACGCGCAGGTGGGTCAGTGCTATGGGCTGGAAGTCGATGTCAATAATTTCACTGGCTACGATGTCGCGAACCTCAACGGCGACGGCGATATCGGCGGCATCGTGGTGGCCAGCGGCAGCAACAGCATCCCGAAATTCGGCTACATGCTGACCAAGGGCGGCTCCGCAAAAGGCTTCTTCGCCGGCCTGTACATGCGGGAACACTGTATCGCACCAGGCGGGTTCGCGATCTATTTCGGCAACATCGAACCGAACAGTGGCATGTATTTCGGCCAAGACTTTGCCGGCGGTAGTGCGCTCAGCGCCAAGACCGGCCTGCCCATCGAATTGCGCACGTCCAGCGGCCCAACGGCGCGCATCCTGACCAACGCTGATCAGCTGCAGTTTAATTGCGGCAATGGCGGCTACACGTTTGTAAATGGTGACAACAACACGGTCATGGCCATGCTCAGCAACGGGGGCAACTTCGCAGTTGGCGATGTCGCCGGCCTCGAGCGCTTGAAATCGAAGGCGGCGAATGTGGCAAGTTCGCGCGCCCTGATGCTGTTGAATGGCGACGCCAGTATCGTGGCATACACCGCGCAGGGCAACAGGGCAATGGCCGGCGGCGAAAACGGCGCCGATACGGCGCTATATGTGCGCAAGGATGGCACGACAAATCGTTCGATCAATGCTGGCGGCACGGTCAACGCCGGCGGCGCCGACTATGCCGAATATATGACGCTGGCGCCTGGTTGTGGTGTCGTGCAAAAGGGGCAGATCATCGGCATCAACGCCGATGGCAAGGTCACCGACCTGTGGGCTGACGCGATCAGCTTCATGGTTAAGTCGACGGACCCCAGTTATGTGGGCGGCGACACCTGGGCCGATGCTGTCGGCGAACGCCCGGGCGCACCCATCTTCACGGCGCCGGCTTACGCGGGGGTGCAGGAGCCCGGCGCTGGGCCGGTGCCGGCGGGCTGGAAGAAGGGGCAGGACGCAGAAGGCAAGCTGATCGCCGTCCCACCCAGCGCCGAAGAAATGGCGGCCTATGATGCCGCGCTCATCGCGCACCAGCAGCACGTCGCCACCTACCAGGCCGACCAGCAGCAGCACGATGCCGATGTCGCGGCGGCGCGTGCAGCCTTCGAAGCCGGGCCTTATGAAGCCTACCTGCAGCAGACCGCTGAATTCGAAACCGCGCTGGAAGTGGCGCGCCGCACCGTCGACCGGATCGCCTTTGCCGGCCAGGTGCCGGTCAACTTGCAGGGCGCCATGCCGGGGCAGTTCATCCTGCCGGTGCAGGACGGCGACGGCATCGCCGGCATCGCCAAGCACGAAGGCGACCTGACGCTGACCGAATACATGCGCGCGGTAGGCAAGGTAATCGCGATCGAGCAGGACGGCCGCGCTCGCATCATCGTGAAGGCGGCGTGATGATCGACAAGCCACCGCACCCACCCGTCAGCGTATGGGCCGAATACCTCCCCTGGCTCTGGCTGATCCTGATCACGCTACTGGGCGGGGTCGCCTCGTTCGTGCGCAAGATGCGCGAAAGCCATGTGCGCGTCTGGAACTTCACCGAGTTTGTGGGCGAGATCGTCATATCCGGATTGGCCGGGCTGATCACCGCCAACATCTGCCAGTGGCAAGACTTCCCTATGCCGCTGACCTACGCCCTGACCGGCATTGGCGCCCACATGGGCAGCCGCGCGCTGTTCAAGGCCGAAGCCCTGTTCGACACGAAGTTTCCATCAGCACCAACCCAACCGAAGGATTCAGACCATGCCTAAAGGTTTCAAACTCAGCGCGCGTTCGCTGTCCCGCCTCGACGGCGTCCACCCTGACCTGGTCAAGGTGGTCAAGCGCGCGATCGAACTATCCGACATCGACTTCATGGTGACCGAGGGCGTGCGGTCAAAGGATCGCCAGCAGCAGCTGGTCGCGGCCGGCGCATCGCAGACCACGCGATCGCGCCACCTGCCGACGGCCAACAAGTGCGGCGTGTCGTGTGCGGTCGACCTGGCGGCGATGGTCGGCAACGAGGTGCGCTGGGACTGGCCGCTGTACGCGACGCTGGCCAAGGCCATGAAGGCGGCGGCCAAGGAACTGGCCGTGCCGATCGAATGGGGCGGCGACTGGAAAAGCCTGAAAGACGGCCCGCACTTCCAACTCTCCTGGAGCACCCACCCATGAGTTTGTCCCTGATCCCCTTGCCGTACAAGATCGGCGCCGCGCTGGTGCTGGTGGCCGCAGCTGCTGCTGCCGGCCTGGCGTACCGTTCCCACGTCTACCAGCAGGGTTTCGATGCCGCCGTCGGCCAGCGCGCCGCGCGCGACCTGGCGGCCGTCGTCAACCGCGTGCAGGAAAACACGGCGCTCAAGGCGCAGCAGTCCCTGATCAATCTCACCATCACCAAGGAAAAAGATGAAGAACTTGCCCCTGTTGTTAAGCGTATTTATGTTGACCGCGTGCGCGTCGGCGCCGGAACCTGTGGACCTGCCGCCACCACCGAAGCCAATGATGCCGCCGGCAGCGACGGCGCCGATTCCGCCGGCCGGCTGGTACGTGAAGACGTCGAAAGAGATACGCGAACGCTAGACGAGGCAGTCGAGCGGCACCTGGCCACCGGGCGGGCCTGCCAGAAATGGGGCGCTGAAAACGGGTTCGTGCCATGACCAGTAAAGCCGCAGTCGACGCGGCCCGCCGGGCGGCGATCTTGGGCGGGGCAAAGCTGTATCCGAAGGGCGCCTGCCATTTCGATGGCCACCGACTCGGCAAGGGTGCGCTGTGGTGCGCGAAGGACTGCGCCGATCAGTACGAGAAAGAGCGCGTCGACCTGATGGAGCCCAAAACGCTGGTGCTGGGCGTGCTCAAGGGTGAGGATGCTGTGCCGATCGTCAGCACGAACCGGCTGGGCTCCGTCGACGAAGGCGCGCTGCAGACGATCAGCGCCGAACTGCTGACCTTCTACCAGCGCCTGGAACGGGCGGCCCGGGTGCACCTGACGCAGAGCCAGCTAGACCAGATCCGGGCAGGAGCATAGCCACCGGCGCAGCCTCCCCAGCTGCGCCGTTTTTCCTTTACTGCTTCGGGTTGCTCATCTCTTCGACGCTGGCGGCAATCTCAACCTCCAGCCGGCGCCGGTCGACATCCACCCTTGCCGCCGTCACCGATCGCTCGGCCCCGGGCTTCGTGGCCACCTCGCACAGGAAGATCATCGTGCTGTGCCATTGGTGGATGGCGCCGGCAAGCCAGTGAACCGTTTCGGGCAGGTGGCGCCGCGTTCCCATTGATGCGGTTTGCTCTGCCATTTTCAGCTGCAGGTCGACCGCTTCCTGCAGGCGCAGCAGGGACATGTCATACACCTGGGCGAAGGGCAGGGCGTTCATCGCTGGGCCACCATGCAAGGCGACAGCTTGCCGCTGCGCGCGATCGCTTCCTGTTCCTTCTCAAGGCGCGCCACCTTCTCGGCAATCTGCACCTCTTCGCGTTTGCACGCCGGCAGCATCAGGGCAATGAGCAGCAGCATGTAGTTGCGTTTCGTCATGGAATCCTCGCTGGAAAAGAAAAACGCCGGAGCTAAGCCCGGCGTTTTCATAGTGCGCCGACAAGGGCGCAGCGACTTGGTGCTGATCAGCTGCCACCCTGTCGCCGGTCAACCCCGGTGCGACGCTCGCGCAGGATCCAGCCAAACAGCCGGCGCCAGATCGACGGCGGCGCCCGGCGGTCGAATGTCGGCGGGTCCGGGCGCAGCGGGCAGCCGCGGCCCTGGTCGCAATTCCCGTTGCAGCATTTCCTGATCCGCATCATGTCTTCGGTCCTTCGGCAAGTATGGCGCGCTTGGCAGCCCCGAGTAGTGGCGACGGATGGGTCGCGGCGCTCAGTACGCTGCGCCCGTAGTCGATGAGTTTGGCGGGGTCGCCGGTGAGGCTGGCCAGCACCGCCAGATCCAGCAGCCGGTCGTTGGACAGGCCGACGGCGGGCGGCGATCGCCGGTACCGCTCGAGCTGGCGCTGGTGCCAGGTGTTGACGCACGCGGCCAGCTCGTTGCCGGTCGCCCCGTTCTTGTAGGCCAGCGCCAGCAGGCGCCGGAAGTATGGATCGTCGTTGATGTCGGCAAGCGGGATGTGCGGCGAGATGGCCTGGGTCGCGTGTTCGCTCAAACAGCACCGCCTTTCTGCACTTCATCCGGCAGCCGGCCGTGCGTCTGGTAGAACTTGGCCACGTCCAGCGACTTGAACCAGGTGTGCGCCGCGATGCCCCAGTCCGAACCGGTATGCACGGCGCCGCAGTCTTTGCACTGCGTATAGTTCCAGTGGGGCGCGGTGTCGTTATGTTCGCAAGGCTTCGCTGCAGCCGGTGCGCGGCGCTCGCTGCCGGTGCGGCGCTCGATCGGCACCGACAGCTGCGCGACGCGACGATCCGGGCCGCGCTCCTGCAGCCGGCGCGCGCGGTCGGCGTTAATCAGCAGCTCGGCGTTTTGTACGTCGATCGTTGGCATGCGGCGGTAGTCCGGATACAGCGCGTCGGGTGTTCCCCAGTCCAGTGGCCTGTCCGGGTGCATGTCGGCAAGGCGCCGGCCTTTGCTCGGCTCGCCCTGCTTGAACGACAGGATGCACCAGCCGTCGACCAGCCCGTAACCTGTTTGTATGTGGCTGACTTCGCGCAGCGCGTGGCGCCCGGTGTATTCCAGCGGCGCGCCCGCGCGCATCTCTTCGCCGGTGGCCAGGGTCTCGCGCAGCTGCAGCACGTCGCCGATCTGGAAGTCGCGGTCGTTGAAGCGGATTTCGTGGGTCTTGGTGCCGGCGGCGACGGCGGCGAATACTGCCGGGTCTGTTTTCAGTTCGTGATACTTCACGTTTTCCCCCTGTGGTGATGGCGCGCCAGTCAATGCCGGCGCGCCTGGTGCTTTACGCTGCGGCCTGGGCGTTGTGGGCCTTGATGCCGTAGTAGACAGCCTTTGCTGCCCGGACGTCGACCATCGCGTCGTGTGCGCCGTCCAGCGGCTGACCGGTGAAGAACTGGTAAGCCTCGCCAAGGTTCGGCGACTTCGGACCAAAGCGGCGCGCCTTCTTCATTTTCTCAGTCGGCGGCAGGTTGATGATCTTGATGCTGTTCCCCTGCGTGCAGTAGGCCGTCGACTTCTTCCAGTAGTCGGCGAACGGGATGTCGCCGTCGTCGGTCAGCATGGTCTGCCCGGAATAGTGGCTGTGCCGCATCAGCTCGATGCGCAGCATGCGCATGTCGAAGCTCTCATTGTGGCCGGCGCGCAGGTTCGATTCCATCCACATGTCGATGAAGTGGGCGACCACCAGGTCGGCGGCGACGCCTTCGACCAGGGCGCGCTCGGTGGTGATGCCGTGCACGGCGGCGGCTTCGTCGGGGATCGTCCAGCCGTTGGGCAGGATGATCATGTTCATCTCCTGCAGGGTTTCGCCGGTCTCTTCGATGCACAGTTCGGCGGCCAGCTGGCACACGCGCGGCTGGTCGGGGTGTTCGCTCGGCAGGCTGAACAGTGGCAGGCCGGTGGTTTCGGTGTCGTAGAACAGAATGGTTTTCATGCTTTTTCCTTGTTGTTGGCGTTACAAATTTGAATGACCTGCTTGCACTGCTCGATATTGAACCAGCCGATATGACAATGGTTCCAGTCCTTGATGCCCATCTTCTCGGCCAGCCATTTGTAGACTGACGTCTTTTCCATGCCCTGCTCTTCCCACATCGGGATCAGCATGCCCTTGGCCTTCTTGCGCCAGTCGCGCGTTTCCTTGTTGGCGATCGTGCCCAGCGGGATGTCGGTCTTCGGGTGCAGGCCGACGTAGCTGTCACACGCGGCATCCTGGCAGCGGTACAGGAATGGCCACTGGCCATACTCGCGCCGGTACACAATGCTGTTGCTCTGCCTCTCCACCGGCCCGCCACAGTTCGGGCAGATGGTCGGGATCGGCAGCGGGTTCAGTACGCGCTTGACTGCCGCCTTGCTTACCTTGAAGGTCTTCATGCTGCCACCGGCTCGGCTGCGGCGCTGGTCGCGGCGATCGTCCCGGTCTGCACCCAGTACGACGTCACGGTATCGGCCAGGCCTTCGGGCAGCGCCTTGAAGGTGCCGAACAGCAGGGCGGTGTCGATCACGTTATGGAACGCCAGCGAATCGACCCACTCCAGCAGCTGCGCGCGGCCCGGCAGGTCCAGCACGTCGACCCGGTCCAGCATCAGGATCTTGATGCCCGACAGTTCGGCGACCACCTGGGCGATCATCGCGTCGACGCGCCACTGCTCGGACTCGCTCAGCAGGTTGTAGGCGCGGCCGGCGGCGGTGATGGCCATGTCGCTGCCGATCGTCGGTTCCATCCAGTCGGTGTCGACGGCTGCCTGCTCGAGCGCGGCATTGACCGGCGCCAGCGCCTCGGCCAGCATCTCGGCCGGGATCCCGTCCGGGGCCAGGGCGTCGGCCACCTTGGTCCATGCCAGCACTTCGGCGTGCGCCTTCAATGCGGCGTTGGTCTTGCCCAGCGCCTCGCCGCGCGCCTTGATGGCGATTTCGATCTGCTGGCGCTGGTTCTCGACGGCGGCGCGGTCGTTGCGGGTGGCGGCCAGCATGTTCTCGACCTCAGCAATCTCTGCCGATGCGTCCACGGCTTCACCAGCCGGCGCCAGCGCGTCGAACTGACCCTTCGCCTGGGTGGCGCTGTCCAGATCGCGCTGCAGGTTCTTGACGCGGTTCTGCATCACGACCAGGCCGCGCTCATGCTCGGGCAGGGAGGCGACCGCTTCCGGATCCGGCTGGCCAGCGTCGAGCGGGCCGTGTTCCTTCGTGTAGGCAGCCAGCAGCTTGGCCTGTTGGGTGGCGCCGTCGGCGTCGGTGGGGCGCACGGTGTCGATAAACTTGGCCATGTCGTGCACCAGGCCGATGCGCACGGCGCCGGTGGCGCGCTGGCGCAGCGCTTCCACCGTCGGCTGGTAGGCGGCCAGTTCTTTCTTGGCCAGTTCCAGCTGCTCGACCAGGCCGGGCACCTTGCCGGCGGCATCGGCCAGGCCTGCGCGGCGTGCGGCGGTCTCGGCGGCCTGGCGCGCGGTGTTCTTGATGGCGCCAAGACTTTCGTTCAGCTTCGCGATGTTCTTGTCGTAGCCGGTCACGGTCTCGGCCAGCGCGGCGGCATCGCCTTCCGGCAGTTCCGGCAGTGGCGCTTCCCATGCCTCGGCCTTGACCGGGCCGTATGCCTCGCCGGTCAGCTGGCGCCAGGATCCTTTCGCCTCGGTCGCCTTGCCCTTGGCGTGGTCGCATACGCTCGGGAACCCGGTGCGCAGCAGCGGCAGCACGGCGTCGACCTTCACTTCCTCGCAGCCCCACTTCGCTGACAGCATGCGCGGCTTGACGGTGGCGGCGCTGGCTTTCAACTTGGTGAGACCGAACAGGAAGGTGCGGCGCTCGTCGGGCGTCATCCTGGCGAAGCGCTGGCCATACAGTGCAACACGCATCGACTCGCTGATCTCCGGGCCGACAAACTCGCCCTTCGGCATGTTGAAGGCGAACGACTTGTCGCTATCGTTGTCGATGGTGACGACGGCGCCGCCGGCCTTCGCGCCTTCGTAGACCAGGGCGCCGAAGGTGTTTTTCTTGGTGATGTCGCGGACGGTGTCCTGGGTGATGGCCATGCGCACGGCTTCCTGCAGGCTGCTCTTGCCGCTGCCGTTGCGGCCGGCGAACAGCGCCACCGGGGTGTTCAGTGCTACGTCGACGCTTTGCAGGCCCAGGATGTTGTCGGCTTGGATGCGGGTGATTTTCATGTTCGTTCCTTGTTTTGGTTTTTGTGTAACGGGGCACGGTGGCCCCGCGTGGTTGTGGATCAGTGATTACTCGAGGCTGCCGCCGGCCACCTTGCGGCCACCGCGGCGGCCCTTGCCGATTGGCGTCACGATGCTGACCGGCTCGGTTTCGACCTGCTCGGCATCCGGGATGAACGTGGCGTCGACCACGTCGCCGTTTTCGCTGGCGCGCACCGATTCGACGGTGACGGTGTCTTCGCCGGCATAGCTGTGGCCAGCGTCGCCCGGCTGGGTGCCGTCGTTCGGGAACACGACCGCGTCGCCGCTGCCGGCCACCTCGCGGAAGTCCGGATCGCTTTCCGGAGTGGCCAGCGCCAGGTCGGTGCCCGGGGTGGCGAACAGGTTGTCGACCGGATCGCCGCCCTGCGCGAACAGGTCTTCGGCCTTCTGGCGCGCTTCGCTCATTGGCGCCTGCGACAGCTTCTCGACCTGGTCGAAGTTGTCGCCCTCGTCCTCGTCGACACTGCGGCACTCAAGGCTGACCGGCACGGTGTCGTTCAGGAACCGCGACAGGCCGGCGATCGCCTTGTCGTCCGGGTTGGAGAACTGCACGCGGAAATGCCACTTCACGGTGCCGCCGTCCATCAGGGTCAGCTTGAACTTGTTGGTTTTCCCGTCGCCCAGCACCACGTCATCGGCGGGCGTTTCGCCGTGCAGCTGCAGGCGGGTGCGGGGAATCTCCAGATCCCAGCTGATCGGTCCCATCAGCGGGAAGCGCAGCACCGGCGTGTGGTCGTTGCTCAGCATGTCTTGCGTGTCCTGCTGCTTGTAGAACGCATGACGCAGATCCGGGTGCAGCTTGGCCAACAGGTTGTTGGCGCCGCTGAAATCGAACTGCAGGTCGACCGCGCGCTGGCGCTCGTCGCCGTGCATCTCGGTGCGGATATTCAGGTTGGCCAGGGTGCAGCGCTCCTTCACCAGGGTGAAGGTCTCCAGCTTGGGGGTCTCGTTTTGGGACATCGTTTTTCCTTGTTAGGGGGTGGTGGGTAAAGTGGTTATTCCGGGGCGTTGCCGGCGCCGCGGCGGGTGCGCTTGGCCGGGCCGGCTGCCGGTTGCTTCTCGGCCGGTCCTTGCTGGGGGCTGAAATCGCGCAGGCGCTGCTTGTAGAGCGTGGCCAATGCGTTGCGCAGCTCGGCGTCGCCGACGTCGGGGATCAGGTCGTGCAGGTCGGCCAGCTGGCTCAGCGACGATGCGCGGTTCAGTTGCATCATCAGGCGCTCGTAGGCTTCGCTAACCTCGGGCGTCAGCGCCCCGGGCTTCTTCTCGGTGCTGGCCTGCTGGGTGGTCGCTGCCGGCTGGGTTGCTTCGCGCACCTCGACGGTCTCGGCGCTGGCGCGGCGCTGCCCATTCGTGCCCGGCTTTTCCTCGGTGGCGCTGGCTGCCTGCTGCGGCTCGGCATCGGTGCGCGGGTGTTCCTCGTCCTGGTCCTGCGTGGTGCCGTCCTCGTCCTCGAGGAACACGAAGTTGCCGTCGATCGTGTTTTCCACCTTGGCCGATTTGCCTGATGCGTTCGCGTTCTCGGCGGCGATTGCGTTTTCCAGTTCCACCGACGTGGGCAGGTACTTGATCACCTGCAGCAGAACGACCTTGCGGCCATAGGCTTCGAAGTTGTCGTCGTTCTTCACAGCGTAGTGCTTGCCGCCGACCTTGTTGTATTGCTTGAGATGCTTGTGCACCTTGGCGACGGACCAGACCACGATGTGCGGGTACTCGGCGCCCTTCACGCGGCCAATGGCGTAGTAGTGGGTAATGTCTTCGTGTTCCTCGTTGTCGCCCGGTTTGTGCGTGAGGAAGGGGGAATCGCCCAGCGCGTATTCGAAGTGGTCGCCCTTGTGCACTACGCCGGTCCAGGCGCTGGCGCGGCCGGTACGGTTCACCAGGTCGACCAGGCCTTTCCAGCCCGGCACATACTGGCAATTTCCCTTGTACGCGACCAGATAGCCCTTGCCGTTGCCCAGCCCGATTCCGCTATTGATGGCGATGCTGACCGCGACATAAAACGACTGCGGCGTCGCTGCCTGCAGATCCTTCGACTGCATCAGCATCACGGCGGCGGTGCGGATTTCGCGTTCGACCGTCATGTGCCCGGGGATGCCGGCGCCCAGCAGTTCCTTGCGCTTTTCCAGAAGGTCGGTCTTGCCGGCGATCGGGTGCGCCGCGCGCTTGGCCAGCTCGTTGGTATTGGCCTGTTGATTGGCCTGTAGGTCTTGCAGTGCGGTTGCCATTGTGGCGTTCTCCGGTGGTGGTTATTCGTGGTAGGGGCAGGTGTTCCAGCGCGAACAGTATTTTTTGTCGCACAGTACCGACTGCGGGTTCGGGGGAAACAGTCCGATCTTGAACATCTTGGCGGCCATCTCGATCAGGCCCGGGTGCTGCGCGGTGCCGACCAGCTGGCGCTTGGCGTCGAAGACATGCGACACGCCCACCTGGGTGGTGCTGGTGGTCTGCAGCGCCATGATCTGCGCGCCGGCCGTCTGCTGGCCGTCGGTGTGCTCGCTCAGCAGCTGGTAGGTGCCCAGCTGCGCGGCCCGGCCCTTGGTGGTGACCGTGCCTTCGCTGATCAGGCGCCCGCCGGTCTTCAAGTCGGCGATCACCTTGCCGGCGCTGGTGCGCGCCACCCGGGCCCGGTCCATGGTGCCAGTCAGCCGGATGATCACGCCGTCGTGCTCGACCTCGAGCGGCGCCAGCGCCATCTCGACCGACTCGTATTTCATCAGCGGCGCGATCTCGGCGCAGTAGCGCGCGTGCAGGGTCAACCCGATCAGTTCGGCCTGGCGCCAGGTCAGTTTCGGATCCTTCTCGACGTCCTCGGTCGGCTCCCACAAGGTTTTAACGAAGACGTCGGCCGCGTCGTCGGCGCTGATCGGCGCGCCCGACAGCTTGGCCTGGTCGAACGCGGCGGTGCTGGCGTGAATGGAAGTGCCCAGCCAGGCGCGCATGCTGCTGGGGCGGTACAGCTTCATCAGGTGTTCGCCTTCCCACCTCGCGCCGCAGTCGAAGAGGCTTCCAAAGGAGGAAGCCCGGATCGTATAAGTCTGGCTCATGCTGTTTTTCTCCCTACGTTGCGGGGAATCTTCGGGAATTCCGGCCATGCGGAGGATTGTTCCAGCCTGTGGTGAAGGGCTGTGTGATAGGCATGCGTGCAGATCAGCAGGTTGGTCTTTACGTTGTTCTGCTTGTTGCCGTCGACGTGGTGCACGACCACGTTGCGCCCATCTCCCTTGCCGTATTGCGGCAGCGGCATGCCCAGCGCCTGCTCGGCCAGAATGATGTGTTCGTACTTGCGTCCTTCCGGCGTCTGGATCACGACGTAACCATGGGGCGATATCGTGCGGCCACCTTTCCAGTTGGTTGAGTCGGTGCCGCGCTTACTGACACGGAAGTTATGCCCGACGATGTAGGCCAGAGACTGGCCACGGAACTGCCCGGCGTTGCGGTCGGTGTGTTTAGCCACGCGGGTCTTTTCGCCGCACCCGCATTGACACAATCCCTTTTCGATTACGACGTTCATCGTGCGCACCCCATGGCCATGCTGATACCCAGCAGCGATTCCGCAAGCCCGATGACCAGGACGGCGACGGCCGCGCCCATCACGGCGGCGACAAACAAGTCGGTGCCGGTGATCAGGCCATGTTCCTGATCCTCGCGGCGGCGGCCCGCGCTCATCCTGCCCTCACGTCGAAGGCGGCGCCCAGCATCGTGCTGATCAACTCGGCCGCGCCGATGAAGGCGAAAAATACGATGAAGACCAGCGCCGCATACAGGGCCGGGTTGCGCTCGACGCGCTGGCGCAGCGTCGGCTTGGTGGCGATGCGACGAATGCCGCGTGGGTCGTACATGGGATTCTCCAGGTGGAGCGCCCACCGTAGCGGGCGCGGGTTGGTGTTCGTGTTTAGGCGTGCGCGTCTGCGTTCGCGCGCTCAAAACGATCTTTAGCGTCGACGGTCGGGAAGCGCAGTTTTTTACCATCGACCCAGCCGCCGAACTTCGCAGCCAGGGCAACGAATTCCTTGTAGGCGATGCTGTCTTTGCTGACGTTCGTTTCGCCTTCCATGAAGGTAGCTTTCATGATCCTGCCCTTTCAGTATTCGCCGCGCCGGTTGCGCTGCTCTGGAAAAGATATTACGACAACGCTTTGTTGCGCGTCAATCATATCTTCTGATTTTATCGAAAGTTTTTATCTTGCGTCAGGAAAAAGACTGAAGTAATATTTGTGGCAGCAGGATCACTTCAAACTTATAAGGAAGATACGACCGTGAAGACTCAAGCCAAACACCCGCTGTTCGATGCCCTGATCGAGAAAAACCCGGGCATTCGCAACGATGCCGACCTGTGCCGCAAGCTGAACGTTCAGCCTCCGAACCTCAGCAAGATGCGCCACAACAAAACGCCGGTGTCCGACTCGGTGCGCGTGGCGATCATGCGCACCTTCGGCTGGTCGCTGCGCCGCGTCGATGAACTGGCCCCGCCGGCACCAGCTGCCGAGCAGGAAGCGACAGGCCAGTAATGGACATCGCGCTCGTCAAGCAAACCGACGCGCAGCTGTCCGAAGAGGACAAGGCCGTCATGCGCCGGTTCCTGCTGGAGAACCTGTCTGGCGCCACCGACAAGGACACCCGGGCCTGGAATCGCTTCGTGCGCGCGCTGGACGAGGCGGCGCAGGGCGAATTCTTCCAGCTGAAGATCCAGCGCCAGCGCGACGGTGTGTTTCATCGCCGCCACATGGGCATGATTTCCAAGCTATTCAAAGCGCAGGAGCGTGTCGAAGACTTCGAAGCTTTCCGGCTGTGGCTGAAGGTGGGCTGCGGCTTCGTGCACTGGATGCCTGGCCCGAAAGGTGGCGTGTTCCCGGTGCCGCGGTCGATCAATTTCCAGACCTGCAGCGAAGACGACATGCGCGAATTCCACGAATTGGTGGTCGCGTTCCTGCGCAAGCCGCACGCACAAAAATACCTGTTCCCGCACGCGACGCCGCAAGCAGCTGCCGAAGGCATCGACGCCATCCTGGACCAATACGAAAGATTTTGAGCCATGCCCCTGAAACGCACCGGATTCAAACGTAAGGCCGGGATCAAGGCGCCGATGGCGCGCACCGGGATGCTGCGCCCCGCCTCATTTAATCGCCTGAAAGCGGAAACGCCGGCGCCGCAACCGGAAGAACACCAGCCGCGGCCCGAACTGGCGCCGCGCAAGCGCATGAAGTCGACGCGCCCGGTGATGACGCCGATCAGGAAGTCGGCACGCGGCGAAGACTGCACCCTGCTGATCGCTGGCGTGTGCAACCGCGATCCGGCCACCACCGTGCTGTGCCACTCCAACCAGCTGGAGCACGGCAAGGGGCTGGGCCTGAAAGCTCCCGATACCCGGGCCTGCTATGGCTGCAGCGCGTGCCATGACGTGCTCGACGGGCGCCGGCCGCGCCCCGCCTGGATGACCGCCGAGCAGCTGCTGGACATGTTCGACCGCGCCATGACCATCACCCACGAAAAACTACAACAGAAAGGACTCATGTGATCCAGTTCACGATCGAAGGGGCACCAGTGCCCAAGGGGCGCCCGCGCGCCCGCATCATCAAGGGCGGCCCGGGCAAGCCGGATTTCGTCAGCCTGTACACGCCGGCCGAAACGGTCGCCTATGAAGCGAAAGTCAGCCGCGTGGCCAAGTCGGCGATGGGCGAGCGCGCCGCCAGCATCGCCCCGATCGAAGTACTGATGGAACTGCGCATGCCTATCCCGGTCAGCTGGTCGAAGAAAAAGCAGGTCGCTGCCGCTGCTGGCCAGGTGCGCGCCACCAAGAAACCCGACGCCGACAACGTGCTGAAAGCCGTCACCGACGCCTGCAACGGCATCGTGTGGGCCGATGACGCGCAGATCGTCGTCACGACCGTGCGCAAGAAATACGCAGCTGAACCGTGCGTGATCCTGGCCGTGCGCGAAGTCGAGGGGGAACCAGCGTGAGGACCATACCCATTTACCCGGAAGCCTGGGCCGCGTTGAACCAGGTAGTCGCAGGATCGAAATACCGGCCGTCGAATGGATCCGAGGGTGCCATGTTCATGGAAGCGTGGTGTTCCCAGTGCGAGCGCGACCACGGCATGCTGAAAGGCCTGCCGCTGGAAGACTGCGACGACAACCAGGTGTGCGACATCATCGGCAAGACCTACCTGCTGCAGGTCGAGCATCCGGACTACCCGACGGAATGGCAGTACGGGAAGGACGGGCAGCCGCGGTGCGCCGCGTTTGTCGAAGCTGGCCAGCCGATCCCGCACAAGGACGAACACACGGGCGACATGTTCCCGGGGGCTGCATGATCCACTACCACGGCCTGCCCATCACGCCGGCCACGGCAGCGGTGCGCGCGATCAGCGGCGGCCATGCGTTCGTGTCGTTCCCGAACAGCGACCAGCTGACGGTGGCGCTGGAGGTGGCGCAGTCGATTGCCCTGGACAATGGCGCCTTTCCAGCCTGGCGCAGCGGCAACCCTGTCACCGACTGGTCGCCCTATTACGCATGGGTTCAGGAACTGAACCGTTACCCGGTATTCGATTTTGCCGTGATCCCCGATGTGATCGACGGCGACGAGGCAGCCAACGACGCGCTGCTGGCCGAATGGCCCTGGCGCGACAGTGCCCCGCACGTTGGCGCCCCGGTATGGCACCTGCACGAATCGCTGGATCGGCTCGACCGTCTGGTCGCGCGCTGGCCACGCATCTGCCTGGGCAGTTCGGGCGAGTTCGCACAGATCGGCACGCCGCGCTGGTGGACCCGCATGGCCGAAGCGATGGACATCATCTGTGACAAGGCAGGGCGCCCGGCTGCCAAGCTGCACGGCCTGCGCATGCTGGATCCGGCGATCTTTACCCGGTTCCCGTTTGCATCAGCGGACAGTACCAACATCGGCCGAAATATCGGCATCGACCAGGCTTGGCGCGGCCCGTACACGCCACCTACGAAAGAGGCCCGGGCCGCGGTTATGCGCGAGCGTATCGAGTCGCAGCAGTCGCCACAGCTTTGGCAACGTACTGCGGCCCCGATTCAGATTGGAATGTTCGCATGAGCGCCCCGACCCGACCTGTGTTGCGGTACCACGGTGGCAAGTGGAAGCTGGCGCCGTGGATCCTGCAGCACTTCCCGCGGCATGGCGTCTATGTCGAGCCGTTCGCCGGCGCCGCATCGGTCCTGATGCTGAAACCGCGCGTTGCGGCCGAGGTCTACAACGATCTGGACGGCGGTGTCGTGAACCTGTTCCGCATCCTGCGGGATCCCGCGCGCGCCGCCGAGCTGCAGCGCCTGGTGTCGCTGACGCCGTTTGCCCGGGATGAGTTG